ATATAAATATCACGCTGAGGTCGTTGAGGCGCGTGGAATAAGCGTTTCGGACGTGGGTGCAATACCCACCGCCTCCACCATAAGCAGAGGAACAGGACGCTGGCTCTTTGAAGTGAGATAACGGATTGATCACCGTGAAGGCATGGAGAGTCCTCTGCTTATGATGGGGGCGAAATAGGTTCGACGGGATGCAGTAAAGATGCGAGTAGACCAAAAGCACGTTCTAGATGCAAACGACAATGCACCTGTAGCTATGGCACTCGCTGCCTAAGCATGAGCTCGGGAGGAGCTTGGAAACAGAATCCTCCCACTTCCCATACAATTGAGGTGATATATGTCCGACAATGATAAGCGTCTTCGATATGATGTTCTCATGACTGCTATTGGTATCGTCGACCAAGACCTTTACTGGCGCAAGGAAAACGGCGAGAAGGTTATCGCTCCTCCCACCGACGCATACATCAATAAAGCAAAAGAGCTGATGGCTTTCGTTGACGATGTTGCTGATCCTACTGTCAAGACTGTTACTCAACTCTTAACAGAACACAGCGGCAAGTAATCATTCGGGGATAGTTCAATAGGTAGAACGGCGGACTTTGAATCCGTTGGTTGGTGGTTCGAGCCCATCTCCCCGAACCATTCTTGGAGTATATCATGAAAGTCTATATTGGTCCCTACACTAGATGGATCGGTCCTTATCAGATCGCTGATAAGATTTTCTTCTGGGTCAACAAGAACGGAATCTATGCTGACGATCCTCCGATTTTCAGTCGCTGGGATTACAAACTCCACGAAAAGTTTGGTCATTGGCTTGCTGACATCGAATGGCTGAATAATCTATGCAACTGGATTGAGTCGAAGAAAGAGCGCAAGATCAAGGTTCGTATCGACAACTACGATACTTGGTCAATGGATCACACGCTCGCGATTATCATTCATCCGATGCTTGTTCAGCTTCGCGAGTGTAATCATGGTTACTTCACTTCAGATCCAGAAGACGTTCCGTCTATCGGTAAGGGTGATGAAGTTGACTTTGGTCATAACGACTCGCTCGCGTATGAACGTTACAAGTGGATTATGGATGAGCTGATCTGGACGTTCGATCAACTGAAGAACGACAACGACTACGAGTTGTTCTATAAAGGCAAAGCGGGAGAGTGGGATCGCGAAGCAATGAACGCGCATCACGAGCGTATCAAGAATGGGCTTCGTTTGTTTGGTAAGTATTATCGCGCACTGTGGGATTAATCATGAGCAATCTTGACAAAAACAAACTCGAAATGGATTGGATGCGCGACATTCTGTATCGTATGCAGGTTGTCGTGACTTCAGCGAACTACTCTGAGAATGAAAAGATCGAAGCTATCAAGTGGCTGATCAAGCAAGCATTGAAGGTCGATAAAGAATGAGCTTCTATGAAAACTGTGGGAATGATAAACCCCTAAGCATTATCGCTGGTCCGTGTGTGTTCGAGTCTAAGGATCATGCAGTAGAAATGGCACTCGCGCTTCGCGAGGCTTGTATCAAAGTCGGACAGCAGTTCGACAGAGAAATCAACTTCATTTATAAGACCTCTTTCGATAAGGCTAATCGAAGCTCTGCGGATAGTTACAGAAGTGCAGGATTCGACGAAGCCTATTACGGAATGGAGGCCGTCCGTGGTCGAGGAATCGAAGTTCTCACGGACGTTCACGATGCGTGGCAATGTGAACAAGTGCAGGCTGATATTCTACAAATCCCTGCGTTCCTTTGCCGACAGACTGATCTTATCCGCGCAGCAGCAGAAAGCGATAAGCCTGTGAACGTGAAGAAGGGTCAGTTCCTATCTCCGTGGGAGATGAAGAACGTTGCTGAGAAGCTGCGTAAGTTTGGCTGTGACAAGTATATGTTCACTGAGCGTGGCACGACATTTGGCTACAACAATCTTGTAGTTGACTTCCGTTCACTGGAGATCATGAAGCAATACACTCCTAACGTAGTCATGGATTGCACGCACGCAGTTCAACAGCCAGGAGCGCACGGAACAAGCTCTGGTGGTCAGCGTCAGTATGTATCGACTATGGCTCGCGCTGCTGTTGCTGTTGGCGTGGCTGCGTTGTTCATGGAAGTTCATGAAGACCCAGACAATGCGCCATCTGATGGTCCCAACATGATTCGTCTTGACAACTTCGAGAAACTACTATATGATTTAGTAGAGTTGGATTATATCTCAAAACGGAGTTTGAGGCGATGAGTTACTACGACTACCGCGATTCTTTCTTTGACCGACATTTTACTAAGATCATGACTGCTTTTTTTGTGACCGTTGTGGCACTTATTAGCATTGGTATCCATGGTTCGTCTGAAAAAGCCACTGCACATTATAAGCAATGTCTAGATGATGGCAAGAAAGAATACCAATGCTATTCGATTGTCTATGGAGGTCGTCGATGAATCGTCGCGGTCTATTAGGTTTGCTTGGTATCGGAGCAGCTGCTCCTACATTGATTAGTAATGTTCCTCCACCAATTTCTCCTGTATATCAGACAGGCAATGGTTATACTGACAGTTATGGTCTTAAAGATGCCGCTGAACTTTGGGATCCTGTTAAGCAGTTACAAGAAGCTCGTATAGAATACGCTCGCATGACTGGTGATGAAGCTAATTGGATTGCAGAATATGTTGCTCGCGAGTATGCGGAATATCGAGATGGATACTCGTATCGTTTAGAAACTATCGATCCAGATATTCGTAATATGAAGTCTCTCTCAGAGACTGCGAAAGTTCGTATGTATATTGAGCGCAAGGCTAGACGTCGATTGGAATCAAATAAAGATAATGTGTGGGAACGCATTCAACACCTATTGAAGGAAGTATGATGTATATTACTGGAAAGGTGTGGGGTAGCACTACTGCTCTCATTCAGACTCCACTTGTTGAACTTCATAGAATCATTACGAGAGCTGGCTACAAATGTTCGGAGCATAAGCATGAACACAAATGGAACGGATTCTACGTCATCTCAGGAACCATGGAAATCCATGTTAGAAAGAATAACTACGACCTCACCGATGTTACTGTTCTCGGAGCAGGTGACTTTACCACTGTGCGTCCTGGCGAGTATCATTGGTTCAGCAGCATCACAGATTGCACTGCGCTAGAACTCTACTATCCAGAAACGCTATCTGAAGATATCGTTCGTAAGAGCGTTGGTGGCAAAGAAGGTAGAGAATATCCGTTTGGTACTACCGCACCAGCATACACTCCATCACCAGTCTATACTCCATCGCCAGTCTATACTACTGCACCAGCATATACTAATTCTCCTTGCGTTTCTATTTGTAAACTTGATGAAGTGACTGGTAAGTGTGTCGGTTGTGGTCGCACTATCGAACAAATCCAAGATGCTGGAAACGATAGACTCAAAGTCGATAACACATTATTCTGGAGCGGTGCACAGAACACTACTCCATACGAAGGATATGATAAATGAGTGACGCAGTTGTAGCAAGCATTATGAGTTCCAACACGTTCATCTCGTTGGTTGAGGAACGTATCAGCGACAAAGGTATGAGCTATCTCGAAGCGATCACTGACGTCTGCGAAAAAACTGGTCTTGAGTTCGAGAACGTATCTAAGCTCATGACTCCTACTATGCGTAAGCTGTTAGCAGCTGAAGCAACATCCCTCAATATGCTCAAGCGGACTGGATCCAGATTGCCTATCTAATGCCTACGACAACAATCAACCAACTCATCTCTTCGATCAACGCGATGAATATCCCAGATCTACGGATCGAATGGGATTATGCTGGTGATAATATCGTTCTGACTAATACGAAACGTGCACAGCGAACTGTTGTTGGCAGAATAGAAATTGAAAATTCGAATTCGCCTTATTCAGTAATAGCGAGCGCGATAGAAACAGTCATGCCAAATACTACTCCAGTGACTGCAGTCAACACAGGAGCAATCGGTGCCAGCTCGGGTGGAGGTGCTGGCTTTGGTTCAGTTATAAAGAGCGCGATGCAAAAACATAGTATCATTGGTTACAACCCGAACGGAACTATCATGCACGATATGCCTGAGCTTGAAGCTGAACTTGAAGAGAAAGAAAAGCAGCTCCAGAGAGACCTAGTTAGAAATCGTTTGTTTACCGAAGCTGAACGTTATGAACTCAGTGAGGTAAAACATAAGGTAGTTACTATGTTTAAGAATCGTCTCGCTGAAGAAATGTCGATTCCGTTCAAGCTGAACAAGATGATTATCGCTGGTGGTTGCTTCACTTCGCTTATCAATAACGAACCTATCAACGACATCGATGTCTTCCTTCTCGATGACGAGTACAATCGCGATCTTGCTCAAGGTGTGGCAAAGAGCTATGAATCAGATCAACCAGTGGTTGTTTTGCCACAAGCATTTAGCGCGAATACGGCAAACGGAATGGGATTGGATGGATACATTTCACTGAGCCCAAAGAAGAACAACAATCACGTTCGTATTGGTAACTCCAATTACATGGATAACGATAAGATTGAGCAAACTATCTTCTTCAAGCATAGCAAGATGCAGTATATCACGACGAAGTATAAGACTCGTGAAGAGCTTATCAATCACTTCGATTTCAAGCATTGCTGTGTGTCGTATGACTTCGCTACAGAAAAACTCTATATCACTCGCGAAGTCTATGATCTTATCAAGTCTAAGAAGCTCGTTCAGAACAGCGACAGAATTCCAGCTACTTGGCGCTTTGAGAAGTTCCGAGAACGTGGTTGGAAGCACGAGCCTCTTGATGTAATGTTCCTCTAATGGAAGGGATGAAAGCATACAACCGCTATCAAGCACTGAAGCTGCACTTTACTTCTGATTACGACTTTGTGAAGTATAGCGGCAAAGTCCGCAAGATAAGCGAAGAATCGTTCCTGAAGCGCAAAGATCAGTATCTCTTTCGCAAACTGGAACGTAAGTATAGCGACGAAGAACTCACAAACTTCTTTGTTGCTAACTTTGTATCCAACGCAGGTGTTCGCTGGGTTGGAGAGATGAATGGTCCCGAGTCCGAGAAAGTATATCTCAACTGGCAGAAACGTATGGAAGCATTTTCATACTATCTGAAGCAAGACTTGGAAATCATTCTTGACGAATGCAACAACAGCGTAAGTCGTATTCTACTGGTTGAATCAACACATCCAGTCCTATTGAAGATGTATATGGCGGGAAAGATTGCGGCTGAAACTGTTATTGCGTTCGATATAGCCTTTAATGTTCTTGACAAATGGAACAACGAGATTGCTGATACGATTGTATGGCCAGAGCTATATCTTCAGCTCAGTAAGTATCGTCCGTTCGTCAAGGTCGACAAGGCTACAATAAAAAAAGTGATGCGCGATGTCTTTTCGTCTTGACATGCGCTATATACTATTATATGATGATTAAGTGGATAAGACGAAACATACAAAACATACGGAGACATACACATGAACGAATCATTTTCTGCCCTCAAGCGTCAGCGCACTTCTTCGCTGGAGCGTCTCACCAAAGAAATCAATAAGCTCGCTAACAAGGAACAGGGTTCCAAGGAAGACGATCGTTATTGGCAGCCTGAAGTTGATAAGGCTGGTAATGGTTACGCTATCATTCGCTTCCTTCCCGCTCCTGTTAACGAAGAACTTCCGTGGGTCCGTATCTGGAATCACGGCTTCCAAGGTCCAGGCGGCTGGTACATTGAGAACTCACTGACGACTCTCAATCAGCCCGATCCTGTCGCTGAAGCTAATTCCAAGCTCTGGAACTCTGGCAACGATAAGGATAAGGAAATCGCTCGCGCTCGCAAGCGTCGTCTGACTTATATCGCTAACATCTACGTTGTCAAGGATCCTGCTCATCC